CTCAACAACCTTGAGTTCCCCATCTTCTTTGATCTGAGCAACGACACATCTGTTCAAACGTCTCTTCATGTCTTTCTTGGTCAAGAAATTAGACACTTGATCCGCGCACCAATACTCAAACTTCTGATCAAAACCTTCGGGTGACCATTGGTACTTGCCAACATCAACTTTAGGTAAGGATGCAAAGTACTCTTCTATCTCTTGATATTTCTCGCGCCATGCACCTTGAACCTTGGTAAATGGTGTCTTGTCATGAGGGTGCACACGATCAGATCCACCGTGCCCATCGTTGCTGACATCAGCAAATGGTTTGCCATCCAGATATACGACTGCGGTGTAGCAATATGTTTCCTGACTACCAGATGCGAAGTGTTTAATTGATTTCATTTCTAAGTTCATTGTTAATTCCTTTCGTAGTTGTTGAATACTTGTAGGTTATCTGAGAGAAAATATACTGTCAAGAAAATAATTATGATTACGTTGATTACAGTATATACGCTTTGCCAGAGATTTTATTTTTTTATTTTTTTCAAATCTGAAATGGCGTAATCTTTGTAAACGGCGTAATCAAGACCTTATTTATATAGCTTGGTATGATTACGGTAGATTACAAAAAGGGCTAAATGATTACACTTTATTTTAAGAAATGTATTTGATGCCCTTGATTAGTTGCAGTATGGTTGTTGAAAACACAGGATGTAGAAATGGGGTCTATAAAGAAAAAAGTGGAGGCTGAACATGACCGTCAGCTTACCAACAGGCAGATGACATTCGCTCGAAAAATAGTTGAAGGTGTCTACTCTAATGCAGAATGTGCTAGACTTGCAGGGTACTCTGTAGATGCAGCAAATGTTTTTGCATCGAAACTTTTAAACGGTAGAGATTATCCCCACGTTGTAGAGTATGTCCAAGAGTTGAGGCAAGAACGAGAGAGACGGTATGGTGTGACAACCATCGGTCAACTTGAAAGATTGTATACTTTATCTCTTGGTGCTGAAGAGGCAGGGCAATTCTCTGCTGCTATAAATGCGGAGAAGATCCGCTCTGCTTTGGGTGGTCTGACCATCGACAGACGAGAGACAATCAATACCATTGATCAACTATCAAGGGATGAGATTACAGCAAGACTTGCGGCACTACAAAAACAATATCCGCAAGCATTCCAGATTGATGCAGACTACAAGGATATTACACCAGATGAGCAAGGGTCAGGAAGCGAACTTCTGGAGCACACTAAGACAGAACCTACCGAAGAAGTGCTTCGCAACGCGGATTGAAAACGTGCATGGGGGCGGTGTTCCTGATGTGCATTTCATCTGGGATGGGTTGCCGTTCTGGTGTGAGTTGAAGGTAACAAAGTTCAATGCAGTAAACATCTCTGCTCATCAAGTCGCTTGGAATACAGCATATTGGACACGAGGTGGGGCAAATTTTTTCTTAGTAAAGAGCCTCAAGGAACGCGATCTAATTTTATTTGACGGTGATCAAGGGGCTGATTTGATACAGGGTGGGATCTCTGCGGCTCAAGGTTCGCGGTTCACGAACCCTGCGTCTTTGTTCTGCGCCCTGCGGCCCAGGTTAGAGCGCCGGATCTCTGCGACCCTGCGACCCTGCGGCTCTGCGGCCTAGTATATTTATTATATGGATGCTTGCCCCACGGGGCAAGTGAAAAGGGCAGCCGCAGCTGCCCAGGATTTAGTGCTCCACTATTGCGATTGATTTTGCTAGGCTCGAACCTTTGCATAATTTACACGCGGTACACTGGACGCGCCGCCCTGCTTCCTTGGATGCCGGACATAGGGCCTCGTTTTGTTTGTCGATTTGTCCGAGGTCTGCAATTACTCGGAAAGTTCTTCGCCCTGCTTTCCAATGCATAACTGCTTCCGCGTGGCTATCTGCGCTTTGCATTGCAATGTCGGGTCGCCATGGTTTTTGGTGCGTGTACGCCGTCCAAGTATCGCATTCAGATAATAACTTGTCCCAGACGTGCGATGGAACGGCGGCAGGATCGCCATAAGTTCCAATGCGAACGAAACGACCACGACCCATTGTTGCCGCGTCGCCTACTTGATAAACTCCGCGCTTGTATGCTTTCCATACGATTAAAACACCTTGCCCTAAGTTAACGTAACACTTGCGACCCTTTGCTTGCTTGCGCTCTGGCTCTGTTGTTACTTCGCCACGCATTGGACAATCGCCACATATAGAATAGTCTTCGCCAGTCTTTGAAGCTTCAAGTGGGTTTATATCTTCGCGCAATATATAAGTTTGCACGACCTTTCCCGTTTTAGTATTCCGATTGGAATAGGTGGCAATAACTACAATTGGTTTACCATCCAATAAGCTCTGCCCGTTGTAAATGATAGCTGATTTCATAAAAAAATTAGAGGGGCTTTCGCCCCTCCCTCCTTAGTTTTCGATTTCGTATTGCAATTGTCTTTCAAGGTCTCGGTATGCATCTTTTAATAACGCTTGCATTTTCGCACGACCCTCATGACCCTCGGGTAAATCTTTAATGATTGCCTCAATAGTTCTTACTGGCACGTCATTAAGATCGACCTTAAAGTTTTTGTATGTAATCCATCCTAGTTTCATTGTTCTATTTCCTTTCGTAATGATTAAGAACAGTTACAGTATATAGATATCCAACAAGTATACAACAACTAAATAACAGATACTTGAAAGATTTTTCCGAGGGTTCGAGCCGTTGCCCTGCGGCCCTGCGGCCCTGTGTTTACATATTAAAAAAAGCCCTGCGGCCTTGCGACCCCAGAGCTTTCCGAAAGGAATGCCCGGTAACCCTGGGCCAGGGATTAGTTACTTAGCACAAATCACATATCCAAACCTTGCCATTGTACTCTGCTTTGAGTGCGCCCAAGGGATAGCTGCTGTGCTCAAACATAATGTAAGGTCGAGCGGTAAGCTCACAGATGTTTTGTTCTTGGATCTTTACAGCGGACAAAGATAACTCTGTCCGCTCATTGTGATTGATTGCGCTGTTGAATATCTGGATCATAGTACCGTCCATTCTCTTATTCTATATGTTATGTTGCTTTTCGGATGGTACCTTGTACTGGGATCCGTATCTTCTATTTCGGGTGGTTCACTGTTTTTATACTCAGTACTGTTTTCAGCTGCTTCCTTAGTTTGGTATAGTTCAAGAACCTCGAAGCCCCAACCACCATAACATTCATAGGAAACAATACCCTCTAATGCATATATAGTTTTCATAGTACCGCAGCTCCGTATAGTAAAAAGAATCCAACGATTAGGATTACGAATAAAGCAATCCCGCCTAGTAGATCTTCGAGGGCAGACGATGGTCTGCCCTGGATCCAGTTGATTAGTGTCTGGATAGCGTGAAACATTAGATCATTGCCTTTAGTTCAGCTTTGATGCGCTTGGCATCATCCCCGCGCCACCCTCCGGCATTGGATAGAAAACGTAATACAATTTCCTTTCCAGTATCATAGTAATAATCATCGCTAATCTTATTAAGAGAATACATTGCTTCGAGATATGGTTTAGCTGCGTAATTAACTTTAGGCCATGTTGCGCTTATATCTTTTGCTATTGTTGCTATTGATCTATTCATTGTTCTTTCCTTTCTAATTGAACAGTTTGATTGTAGCCCGATTGTTGTCGGGCTACAAGTGTTTATTTTAGTTTATCGAACTCTTCGATCATTTGATCGTATAGCGCAGCAGCTTCCTTGTTACGCCCCGCGTGCATCATCATGAACATACATTCGAGTTTGAACTTCAGCTTGTTGCCTAGTGTTTGTTCCTTGGTTTCCATTGTTCTTTCCTTTCGTAATGGTTGGGGAGCCGTGGCTCCCCTGTTGGTTAAGATTGTATCTCTAGATCTTCTAGACGCATCTCATCTTTAACTTGCTTCTTATAACCACCATCGGTTACCTTTCCTTTCCTTGGTTTTGTTATGACGAATTTTAGTAAAGTATTGGATAACTCTGGCTCATTTTCTTTAAACCATTTAAATCCTGGTAAATTGCTAACAGTTGCATCTGCTTCGCGCCATGTCCAGTTATGCACCGCTGCTTTTTTATACAAAGTTTCTAGAGCTTTTTTTCTTAGTTCAATTTCATCTTCGAGTTTGATTATCTCTCTGAATGTTTTTTCTTTAGGTGTTGTCATTGTATTTCCTTTCTAGTTAAAGTGTAACGTCTTGTTACAAGTAACAAGATAAACATCTACAAGTAGAAGTCAAGTGTTCTACAAGATTTATTTTAATTAATTTCAAATTAATTTGGGATCAATCGAACCGAGAACCGAGACCAGTGTATCCCAGGGATTGCTGCAATGCAGCAAGGTTCGGGGTTACTGTGCCGCGCTGCGGCACGATTGCTGCAACGCAGCAAGGGGCATCCCCCATATATAGAGGGTGCATAGCACACA